AAGATCCAATAGCCTCCATCTCTGATAAGTTGTTACCTCTAGCGAACATAATAAGTTTAGGATTTCTTAGTAGAGATATATCTACTTGTACCCATCCTGACATTATTCTCCTTTATCAACCTCATTGTTTTGTAATGATACTATATCTTGAATTGTGTTCTTAATAGATTGTAAATTATTTATATTTACATCATTTTTAGTAATGTGGAGTTCTCCCAACGCTTGTGCAGCTACTAACTTAGCTTTGTCAAGATCATTACCACATATAGACAAAGTAAAGTCCTTTATATTGTCCATTAAGGCTTGAGTCTTATGTGATATATCGGTAACTAAACCCTCATCCTCAAGTTCTTTTACTTTTTCATCAAGTGTCTTAGGTTTATCTTCGTTTCCATATTTATAAGTTACTTTTTGTTTTTTTACAGGATCTTTATCTTTTTCTACAGGATCTTTAAATTCGTTTCTAGAGTCTTGTAAAGATGGTGCAATACCCTCCATCTCCTCAACTGTTGCCTCTGATCCTAACAGAACTCTTAAACATCTACCTCTAGACTTTTGTTCTGCCTTCTCTAACCAATCTCTTTCATTAGATTGTTTAGATCCATGTCCTGTACATTTAGGTACTACAGAATCTTTTTCAAAAAAAGAAGTTTTAAAAACTACCATATCTGCAGTTTTCTCTATCATCTCTGTAACTAATCTACCCTCTGGATATTCTTTGTTCATTTTCTTAATAAGATCATCTACCTTTACATAATCTTCCAAGAACTTTGGCATTTGTTGTTGTGCCATTTTCAACCTCCTACTTTCGTTTTACCAATATATTTCATATTATTACAACCATCAAAAGTTGCATTACCCCAAGCCGCAGATTCTGCAACTTGAAAACCCTCTTTAGTCTTTATAGTATATAGATTTATTTCTGGTTTATCTAGAGTCCAATATAAAAACCTGTACTCCCAATTAAACTTATTTTTTCTTTTAATTGGATAAAAATAAGACATTAGATCTCTCTCCAATCAATACCATACTTTTGCATTACTAATTCCTCATTGTCCTGATACCATTCAACAGTTCTATACCCACTCTCTATTGCACAAAATGTACAAAGATGAACATGACTATTTGGCATCCAAGAATCTTGATGAGTTTCAGTAGCTTTAGAATCTAAACACTTATCACACATTAGAAAATATTTCCTTTATTAAGGATCTCTCCCTTATGTAGTCTTACTTCAAAATCATACTTTCTATACATGATCTTCTCTTCTATCTTCAACCAAAAGTAACATAAGGTAAATATCAACGATATTAAACCATAAACTATTAGAAATAGATATACCCACTCTTGTATTAACAAATCAACCTCCTTTAGAATTTTATTCTTCTTCTTATCTCTTTATTAACTATATTTTTAATTCTGATTTTATCTCTATCAGAAAGTAAAGTACTTTCCATCAATAAATTAAAAATTGACCACATATCTGAAGAAATCTCCCCAAATACATCTTTATTTCTTTCTGTTTGTGTTGTGTATTGAAAACGATCTCTTAGAAGTTTATCTACCTCTGTTCTAATCTGTTCTGTTCTCCTATCAGATTCATCAGTTCGTTTTCTGTTATCGTAAAAACCACCCATTAACTTACACAATCCCAGAAACAATCTGGACAAAACGCGGACTCAAAATAGTGTCCTCTGTCTGATAGAATTGTTTCGTGAAACACCCTATCACAGTTACATTTAATAACTGTAATTATATTTTTTGGAACATCATAAACAGGTATATTCGTATAAAGTTTATAAAAGTTTTCTCCTTTTATAAGTCTTGAGGTAACCTCTACCTCAACTATTACCTCTGATGTTCTATTAGTAACAACACCTCTGTAAGTATTGTTTTTGTCTTTAAACTCTACATAAGATCCTATTTGTACAGAATCTTTAGTAAGTGTATTATTCATATTCTCCTTTTGTGTATTGATCTATTATATGACAAATTTTTTATAATGTAAAGTAACAAATAAAAAAAAAGTTGTAATTTGTAAGTACAGAACTTTTACATGTATGGCACTTACACAATTACAACTTTTAATTAATACTGTAAGTAGTCATAAAAAAATTATCATCATTTTTATATAATTTTTTGTCTTGACTACTAACACAGTTCTTACAAAAAATAGTATCGTAAATACAATATATCCACTCATCTTCTGTAAAACTGTAGTTACAGTTTTCACACATAATCAACCTCCTAAATCTATTATATCACATAATTAAAAATTTGTCATATAAGAATAATTTAATTATGTCATAAAGATGTAGTAAGTTTATTAAGTAAAGAGAGAGAGTATCTGATCGTATGTAATCCCTTTTGTGTACGCATCACAACCCTAATCAACCTCCCTCTCTTGTACTAAAGAAAAAGGAGGATAACAATATCCTCCTTTTTCGTTTAAGTGTATGAGCTATTGCTAGTCCATACAGATTTACTTAGTAACTTGTTTTTTTGCGTAAGTCTTAATAACTGATAAAGCTGCAGATCCTCCAGAAATTGCTGCAAGTTGTAAAGCAGATGCATCAACGCCAACAAGTGGGCTAATAGTTAATGCTCCGATAAATGCCTCGCAGAAAGTCCAGAAGGCTCGCTCTAACATGTCTTTTAGATCTTCTGACATATCACTCCTCTTCTATTGTTCTTGATTGTACTTTTTTAAATTGTGGACACTTTTTAACAATACAAACAAAGATCTTATTAATTAATTCTATTTTAGTTCCACAGGAACTACATTTTAAATTCATTAAAAGAATCTAGTTTGCTTGCATACCTTTGAGAATAATTGTTTCTCTTAGTGCTTTTATTTCCTTTTTAAGAGTTTGGATCTCTTTTGATAGAATATTCATAATATCCTCCTGACTATTAGAAACTATTTCAGTATTGTTTAGATCTTTCTTATCCATTGTGCCATCATAATCTATATAATCTATCCATACTTCCTCTCCAGATAGAATTGCGTCCCTTATAGGTGGATATATGGACTTGTAGGCCGCTACAGAACTACCTATAAAGTTATCCTGTGAAGTTTTTCCTACCAATAGGCAGCCTGCGGTATCATCATCGCTGTTGCCAACATGGATCAGCACATCTGTAAAATCTTTAATGTTGTTTACTAAGAGCATGCCTTTGTGAAATTCTTGTCCATATTTAGCTAAATATCGGTTATGGAAACCGCCATGTCCTTTTAGAGTTAATTTATATGATCCTGCTGGGATTCTAGTTTCTCCCCATACTTTAGTAGTTCTAGCTTCATCTTCAAGAGTATAGCATAAAAAGGATCGGACATTATCAGTTACATCAAACAACATACCATTAGTAAAGTCTTCAGAACTGTTAAATCTTAATACTTCTAGTTTCATTATTTACCTTATAACCTTAATATAGTCCCACTTCTCTTCTCCTCCAATTACAAAAGTAAGCATTCCTGATCTTGACTTATCTCCTTTAGTATTCTCAAACCACTCAGATCCAGAGTCTAGAGTAGGTGCTTGTAAAATGAGTCTGTCTGAACTTTCATAAGCAGAAAAATAATGGTAATGACCATGAAGAATAATATCACTATCTGCTATTGGATTTCTTGAAAATGCTTGATCTGATACCCACTTTCTAGATTTCGCTTGAGAATTGACTCCGCCACGCATTTGGTGCCCATGAAGTATAGATATTACTGTATTTGAAACCTCAAAAGTTAAAGACAACTCATTATCTGGGATCATAAACAATAACCTATCTTTATAAGCTGGTGCCTCTTGAAAAATCTCTTGTAACTCCTCTGCTAACATCACATCTTTATTATCTGCGAAAGTTGTATAAGATCTACCACTTCTACGATTTTCGCCATGGTTACCACCGATAAAAGCTACTAAACCTTTACTAAACATTGGCATGATTTCTTTAATAATTGTATAGATCATTCTCCTAGCTACCTTTTGTTGTGATCTTTCATCTAAAATAGTTGTAAATTCTTGCATAGAGTAATGATTGCTGCATGATTCTACTAAATCGCCAAGACCTGCAAACAATACCTGATCTATTGTTTCTGTTTTCTGTAGTTTTTTAATCTGATCTTTAATTTTAGGAATATAAGTAATAAAACGATCTATAGAATCCTCTGTACCCTCTTTACCGATTTGAAAATCGCTTAATGCTATTACAAAAGTTAGAGAATCCTTACTTACTTTCTTTTTTTGTGGTGGTTTTTTACTTCCAGCTAGTTTTATAAGTTTTTTGACCTCTTCATCTGGTAAGTGTTTATCTGAAGAGATGATCTTAGCTTTAAAATAATAAAGTCTTTCTATATTGCCATTTCCTATATTAGAATCCCAAAAGCGTATTTCTGCAGTATCTTCTAAAACTTTGTACTTGTGTGAATCTTTACCAAAATAAGATCTTAACTGTTCATCCCAATTTATGCTATTTTT